GCTCGCCATCGCCGCCGGCGTGCGGGTGTTCTGGGACAACACCAACCGGCGCATCACCACCACCGCCACAGGCAATTTCCAGGTGGGCATCGCGACCCTCGCGGCGCTCGCGACAGACGCCACCGTGCGCGTCTGGCTCAACCGCGTTCCGGCGGCGGGGGCGTGAACATGACGAACCTGCTCGCGCGTGACCATGAACGCATGCAAGGCGTGCATCCCCATCTCGTGCGCGTGGTGATCGAGGCGCGCAAGGCCGCGCCCTTCATCGTGCTGGAAGGGCTGCGCTCCCGCGAGCGCCAGGCCAAGCTTGTCGCGCTTGGTGCATCGCGCACCATGAACAGCCGGCACCTGACGGGCCATGCCGTGGATCTCGGCTATTGGCTCGATGATGGAGATGGCGTGCCGGAGAATGGCGAAATCCGTTGGGATTGGCCTTTGTACGCGCAACTCGCCAGCGCCGTGAAAGCCGCCGCGCGGCAATGCGGTGTGCCTATCACCTGGGGTGGTGATTGGGCGAGCTTCCCCGATGGCCCGCATTTCGAATTGGACCGGGGGAAATACCCATGATCGGCGCCCTGCTGCCCGCGCTGGTACCGATCCTGGGCGATGCGCTGAAACGCCTATTCCCCGACGCCGAGGCACGGCAGCGTGCCGAGGCGGAACTGAACGCCGCCCTGCTGGCGCGCGCCGGTGAACTGGAAAAGGCCGCCGCCGATATCATCAAGACCGAGGCCCAATCGGAACATTGGCTCGCTGCCTGCTGGCGTCCGATCCTGATGCTGACCTTTGGCCTGTTGATCGTCGCACGCTGGCTCGGCTGGTCGGCGCCCGGAATCAGTGAGGCCGAGGCGCTGAAGCTCTGGAACATCGTTGAGATTGGCTTGGGCGGCTACGTCATTGGCCGCTCCGCCGAAAAGACGCTGCCGCGCATTGTCGAGGTACTGAAACGATGAACGCCTTCGACGTGGCGATGGCGAGCCTGATCGCGGATGCGCATCTCGGTGTGGATGCCCTCTATCGCCAGGGCGGCATCGGCGCGCCGGTCAGCCTGCGCGTGCTGCGTTCCTCGCCCGATCGCATGGCGGATGCATTCGGGACAGAGGTGATTTCGGCCAGCGATATTCTCTCACTCGCCATCGCCACCCTGCCTGATATTGCCGCGGGCGATAGTTTCTCAATCGGCAGCGAAGTGCTCACCGTCCGCCATGCCGAACGCGACGCCAGCGGCACGGCCTGGCGCGTCTTTTGCCAACGATAGGCACGCAGCATGAGGCTTGGCGCGCAGCTGGTCGGTGATCTCCGAAAAATGCTTGCCGAGGAACTGCGCGCGGGCGAACGCGCCGCCATGACCGCGATCCGCACCGGGACCGCAGAGGTCCAAGCCGAACTCCGCCAGCAGGTCACCACCGCCTTTGCCGGCAATGCGCGCGGCATCGCCAATGCCTGGCGGTCCATGGTGTTTCCCCGCACGGGTCAGTCACTCCGTCCCGCCGGGCTGGTATTCACCAAGGTCCCCAAGGTGATTGATGCTTTTGAGCGCGGCGCACTGATCCGCGCCAAGGGCGGGCGGAAGTTCCTCGCTATCCCAACCGGCTTTAACGCCGCGCGTGGCAGGCGCGGGCGGGGCGAGAAAGGCATGCGCGTGACGCCGGCGCAGATGGTGGCCTCGGGCCAGGCGTTTCTGCGGCCATTCAAATCAGGGCGCGGCTTTGTCTGGTGCCTGCCACTCCGCGCCGGGGAACATGCCGGGCGGCGGCGGCAGCGCCTGCGCTTGATTGCCGGCGGTGTGACAGAAATCGGCACCGCCCATCGCCGAGGCCGAGAGGCCTGGGCGCGCGGGCTGCTCGCGCGCGGCATGGTGCCGATGTTCCTGCTGCTGCCGCAGGTGAAGCTCACAAAACGCCTGGACGTAAAGGGTGCGGCAGAGCGCGGCCTGCGCCGTCTGCCTGGGCGTTTTGTGGCGGCCTGGGCCGCCGAGGCAGGGAGGCAGCGATGAGCCTACGCGAAACCGCCCTGACCGCCCTGTTCGCGCGCCTGAACGCCAGCCTGGCCGCGCGCAACCCGGTGCCCGTGATACGCCGCAATGAGACCGTGCCGCAGCGCTTGCCCCAAGGTGGCCTGGTGGTACTGCGCGATGGGGAGAGTGTGGCGGAAACACCGATCCTCTCACCCTTGGCTTATGCGATTGAACACCGCGCAGAAATCGAAGTGCTGGCGGCGGATAATGCGCTGTTGGATATAATGCTGGTTACCATCGCCGCCGCCATCACTGCCGATCCCATGCTGGGTGGCGCGGTGGAATGGGCGCAGCCCGGCAGCGCGGACATCGAGGATGTTGAATTCGAAGGCGCGGCCAGCGCGCGTGCCGCGAGCCTGTCTGTCGCTTTGTTCTTTACTGCCATCGGGTCACCGCTGGCCTGATAGCCCACCAGGAGAAACCCCATGCCCCGTGCCATTGGCGCGAATGCACGCCTGTTGATGATTCCCGAGGCCAGCTATGGCACACCGCCTGGCGGCAATTGGCGGCGCATGCCCTTCCTGACCTGCAATCTGGGCGCGGAGCAGCCGCTGCTGGATGCGGATGTGATTGGCATTGGCGGCAATCGAGACACTGGCGCGCCGCTATTGGATACGGTCACGGTGGCGGGCCAGGCGGTGGTGCCGATTGATCTGATCAATTTCGGCCATTGGCTGCGCCTGTTGTTCGGCCCACCGACCACGAGCGGCACCAGCCCGAATTTCATCCATAGCTTTGGCTCGGGCCTTGCGGCGCTGCCTTCGAACAGTATCGAAATCGGCTATCCCGATGTGCCGAATTACGATGTGTGCACGGGCGTGCGCGCTGATACGCTGGAGATGGATTTCACGCCCACCGGTGCTGCCAGCGCGACGATTGGGCTGCTGGGCCAGGGATCACTCCGCGGTGCGGCAAGTTCCGGCGGCACGCCAAGCGGCGCGGCCTTCACGGCCTTCAATAAGGCGCAGGGTTCCATCACGCGCGCCGGTGCGGCGCTGGCGCAGGTGACTGGCGCGCGGATCAGCTTTTCGAATGGGATGGAGACAGTGCGCACGATCCGCGCTGACCGGAAGGTGGAGGGCGTTGATCCCGGCATTGCGCGCTGCACCGGGCAAATCACGGTGCGGTTTGAGAATACGGTGCTACTGGCGCAGGCACAGGGTGGCACGCCGGCGGAATTCGCCATGGCCTTCACCATGGATGCCAATCGCAGTCTGACGATCACGCTGCATGAGGTTTATCTGGCGCTGGCCAAGACGCCGATTGAAGGGCCAGCGGGGGTGGAGGCGAGCTTTGATTTCAGGGCTGCGTTTAACGCGACGGCGGGGCGGATGATGACGGTGGTGCTCAGGAACCAGCAGGTGGGGGCGGAGTATGGGTGAGGCTACTAGCGCCTTTTACGCTCACGGTCTGCGCCATCATCCTTCCACTCCCATCCATGTGCTTTGCCAAAAACCTATCGTCGATTTGTTGATTAGTTTCTTTCGCCTGGGAGATCAGTAAGCAGCACAGCCAAGTCCTGTGAAGCGTGCACCACCCGCAAAATGCGCGGTGGGTTCTTCTCCGGCTCATAGACCAACAGATACGGTAGACGGCGCAACACAAAAAACCGGAACCGTTCGGGCGCGAATTCAGTGCGCACAAAACCAATGAGTGGATGTTCTCCAATAGCCTTAGTTGCCTGGTTCGCCGCGATGCGTAGCCGGTCAGCGGCTATTGGATCCTCCCTGTTGATCCAGCCAATCGCGGCTCGGAGGTCAGCCAACGCCTCGCGAGTGAAGCGAGCCGCTGCCCGTCTTTGGGCGGGACTCAAGCGCGCCGCTTGGTTGCGGCAATCACCGCTTTCAATTCCTCGTCCACCTCTTCAGCAGAAAGGGTGCCTTCACGGTCCGCTCGTTCGCTGACATCGCAAAGCATAGCAACAAAACGCTCTCGGCGTTCCTCTGCCTCCTGCATCAGCCGAAGCGCATGTCGCATCACTTCGCTGGCACTGGAAAAACGGCCCGAGGCCACCCGGGCCTCGATGAAGTTCTGCTGCTCTGGCGTAAGGCTGACATTCGGCACGGGAACGCTCCTTGAAAAGCATTGTCCAACTTGGCCATTCGATCCCTCGAGGTCAAGGCCGATCATAAAGGAGTCCCCCCATGCTCACCCTCGACCTCCCCACCACCCCCTACTGGCTCGCCCTCCCGCGCGGCGTCCGCGTGGAAATCCGCCCGGTCACCACCGCCGTCATGGCCGCCGCCCAGGCAGCCTCCGCCCGCCGCCTCAGCGCGCTGCGTGCGGCGGAACCTGAGCTAGACCCTGACATGGCCCGCGGCCTGGCCTTCGCCTTCCTGGTCAAGGC